AGGGGGAAATCTTTACCAAGCTGGAAGGCTAGACCGCGTAATTTTTTAGTTTCATCTTCGGTCAAGTTACCGAATGTTTTGACTTCGGTTGTGAGTTGATCGAAGCCAGCAGCACTCTTAAATGCTTCGCTGCTGAGAAGGCCACCTACACCAAAATTACTAACTAAACTTTCACCGAAACTTTTAACATTATTTCCAATAGTCTGAATATTTGTGCCAAGCTGCTTCAGCTTATCAATGGCGGATTGATAAGCATTTACAATTTTAGCTCCAAACTCGACTAAGGTGGTCAGACCGGAGAACAGACCTTTGAAAATACGGATTGGATTAAACAGTTCAATGATCGCCTTGGACACATTCACAAAGAGATCAACAAACTTTGTCTTCAAATCGAAACGGAACAGACCCGCCTCAACACCTTGGGCGACCTGTTCACCTAATGTCTCACCACTCTTATTGGCTCCGGCTGTGTCAACAATATCGTTGCCAGTAAGTTTACCCTTGGTTAAACCACTAAAGCTGCTCAAAACTTTGGCGATAGAGTCAGCCTGATTTGAGTTCAGCTTGACCGAGCGAAGTTCATTCAATCCGGCAGCCACATTTTTCATGGATTCTTTGAATGTGGCATCAACCGGACGTGCATCAGCAGCGAACGCCAGCAGTGCCGGTAACGCGCCGATGATACCTGCCAGATCGGGGAGCTTCTTACCTTTGAAGCTGCTCAGTTGTTTGAACACATCTTTGATGAAGCCCAAGCGATCTGAGACTGAGATCACCCCCTTAACGTTTGTCTGGTTCAACGAGGTTGAAGACAGCGCATCGAACAGGGACTTAAACACATTGGCAGTTGCTTCAAACAACTTACCCGCTGCTTCAAGTTGACCAGCCGAAGTAGACTTGGCGACAGCTTTGACCGTATTGATAATTCCGGTGAAGGCTTTGAACAGGATCACCAATTTCAGTACCGTGCCAACACTGCCGAGTTTGATCTTATCCATCACCGAGATGGCTTGTGCCAAGGATGCGAAGCCCTTACCAATACTACGGATTGTGGTACCCAAGGTGTCAGCGTTGTTGTTCTCGCCGAGCTTGGCGGATTGAGCAATCGACTTAATGACGACTGCCAGAATTTTCATTTTGATCGAGATGCTGATAAGGCCGCCAATCGAGATCGCAGCGTTACCAGCAGCCAGCGACTTGATACCTTCACCGATGTTACGGAAAGACTTGGTGAACTTCAGGAATTCATCAACCAAACCCTGTCGTACCAGATCAGAAGTGATGGCCTTAAATGCACCGGCAATCGACTTAATAATCAATGGCAGGATGATGGCAAACTTAACTACCTGTCCGGCTGTTTGAAGTAGACCACCACTGAGGACAGTATTGAAATTTTTGAACGCCTGACCGATGGCTTGGAAGGCCGATGCCAATGCAGCCAGCGCCCCTTGATCGGGGATGGCACGAAGCACCAGCGCGATACCTTTGAACAAACCACCTACCACCGCAAACAAGATCGGGACAATTACACCGAGCTTGATGATCGTAGCAATCGTGGCTGATGGGCTACTCTTGGCACCGGAGCCGCCACCGTTGAAAATTTCAGTGAGGCGCTGGAAGGCTTGACCGATCTGCCGAAAAATCTTCGCCAAACTGTCAAGCGCGTCCGCGCCGGGGATGATCTTCAGGATCGACGCGATACCTCGGAACAGGATCGAGAGCGTCACAAATACAATCGGAACAAGCACACCGAATGTCAAGAAGGTCTTGAACAAACTGTTCTTGCCGAACACGTTATTGAATTGGGTGAAGGCGATACCGATATTGTAAAACGCCTTGCTTAAAATCTTCAGTGTTTCGTCACCGGGGATGATCGAGAGAACCGCTGCCAAACCTTTGAACAGGATGAACATGCCGGTTGAAAACAACGGCACTGCGATACCAAAAATCGCCAGTGTCTTTAACACACTGTTGTTACCGAACGTCTTGCTCAAATTGAGGAAGGCATCGCCGATTTGCTTGAACACTCGCCCCAGAACTGACAACGTATTCTCGCCGGGGAGGAAAGAAAGTACCGCTGCCAGTCCTTTGAACAAGATGAATAAGCTGCTGGTAATGATGGGGAAGACGACAAGATAGGTTAGGAACTGCTGTTTTGCACTTCCTGAGAACGCGGTATTTAGGTCATTGAACGCTTGACCGAGGCGGCGGAACACCAGACTTAATGCAGTCAATTGTCCGCCATCTGGGATGATCGCTACGAGGCTACCAAGCACCTTAAACGCCGGGGCAAGCAGCCCGAAGATTAGGCCGAGTTTGGCTGCATCCTTCAGGCTGATACTATCTTCAGCAAATGCCTTCGACAGATCGCGCAAAAACCCGCTAATGCGAGTAATGTTGCTGAAATCCAAACCCTTGATCTGGTTGTTGATCTTTACAATATTGTCGATCAACGTGGGCAAATCTTTGAACCGATCAAGGATGTTGACTGGCACACCTCCGGTGCTGCTGGATTCGAGGGACTGTGCCAGCGCACGGAGGAAGCTGCTCACATCTTTCAAGTCATCAAACTTGTGAGCTTTAACCTTGTCATTTACTTCGACAAGTATATCTATAACCTTCGACAATTCTTCAAAGCGTTTGGTTGTGCCTACCCCCTTGAAAGAACGCACACCGTCAAAAACATTAGTTAAATTCTCTAAGCCAATATTGTTAAATTTAAGTTTGCGGAACTTCAGTTCCAGAAGTCCGAGGCGATCACCGATGTCATCTAAACCTTTTACAATCCCATCGAGTTCAGCTTTGAATTTAGCAAAAGCCTGAGCATCAATCGAGATCGAGTCACCTTGAGTATCAGCCATTATACGTCCGTCAAATCTAGTCTAATCCGCAAACCTTCACTGTCGATCTTCTTCTGAGCGATCTCATACAATTTCTTGGTGAAGTTGCGCGGCTGGATTGGGTTGTAAATCACCGGACGAAAGACAATGTTTTCGTCATTCGATTTACCCTGTGTCAACTTCAAACTATCTGGTCGAGTCACATGTCGCCCACCAAATTCCTTCGTTCGTAAACCCACCATAGGCCACGCTTTATAGCCATAGTTCGCGGCTACGCGGGGGTAGGTTGCGTCCACTGTACCTTCACTCAGAATATTGAAAACGGGGTTATCAATGTAGACTTTGTAGCTGACGATTTCTTTACCGCGAAAGCGGCCTTCAACATCAGTCTCAACTACAACTTCCCAATCCTTGACCGGGGAAGTCTCAGGATCAGAACTGTGGGCAATCAGATCGGCGATAAAATCATTGAAAGTCTCTTGCAGAATTTCACCAGCCCGTTGCACACGAGTGGCGTAGCTGGTGAAAATATCTTCTGGTAGTCGCTTTCGATCCCGCTTGGACAGCAGGTTAATTTTTCTTGCCACTGGCGTTTGCCTTAGATTGTCGTACAGCTTCCTCTTGATTCCGCTTCATATTCGAGAGATGGCGCTGACGCAATTCGCTCAATGCGGCGATTTGGCTGTGAACGATCATTTTGGCTTGAACATGGATGTCGAGCTTCTTGAATTCCGGCTCCGTCAATCCATGTTCTTTTAGAAAAGAATAATCGCTGAACAACGCTCTGGTTATATCGGCATGTGTGGGGCCGAATAATTCTTCTTTATATTTCCGTATTTGCTCCGAGTTCCCCGCCATCAACGGTAGAAACTTCTTCTCGTACCAATACGTCAGAGGTACTTGGGTCTTCACCAACCGTCCCGTTTCCGGCTCCAATATCCTCTCCTCCACCAGTGGACACATCAGCTTCGTGTACCGTAGAATCAGTTGATCCCGATTGTACCCGAAAGGAGTCTGCTTGCTTTACCGCCTCTCCATATTGTGCCATCTTGGTTAAGACATCGTTGATTGTCTTCTCGACCAGTGTTCGGAATTCACGCGACACATTGAACACGTCTACAATCTGCTTAAGACGAAATTCAACAGGGTCTTTCAAATCCCGCTTTGGTTCAGGGATGGCAGCAATGCCGGGAGGTGGCGCTGCTGGTTCTGGGTACGAGGTGGGCTGGTGATCGAATGTGTTGTTATACAGGATCGCCAGCGTCCAAGCATCTTTGTCAGCCGCATCCATCCAACGCTTGTAATGACCTTGCGCCCGACGAACCGCATCATTCGATGACAGCGCACCCTTAGCACCCATCGTGTTTGCCACGAGAATTGTCAAGATGTCGGTGGGGCCAACTTCTTCAACGTTAAACGGAAGGCCGCGTGATACATATAAAGCATCACGATATTGCTCAGAATATTCAACCGCGTTACGGTCAAACATGACATGCAATTTTTCAGGAAGCCCCTTGGTTGGTGGGCTTACTTCCAGATTGATGTCGATCAGCGTAGTGTCTTTTGAGTCAGCAATCGTAGCCATAGCATTTCTCCTTAGATTCAGTATACCACTCTAAATAGGGCGTTTGTAACATTTTACTTGTCATTAAAAATAAAAGTAAGGGCGGTAAACCGCCCTTAGTCAATCTTAACTTTTCACTTATGATGTCGGGCGGGGGTCTTTACCCAGAAGCACTTCGGCATCAGTCGTGACGGCGATGAACATGTTAAAGTCGTCAATCGTACCATTACGCATGGCAATGGCAGTGATTGTACCAGTGTTCGCTGCACCGCCAGCAAGCGTAACCTTCTGGTATTCCATGTCGCTCAACACATCGCGCTGGTACAGGAACAGCCCTGCACCCAAGACCGCACGGTAGCGATCTCCGGCGATTGCCGTGATTGCGGTTGAACCCGACACACCGATCTGAGTGAAGGTCAAGCCACCATCATAGCTTTCTGCGTAGTAACCGGCTGCACCACCAACCGCGAGGAAGTTGGGGCCAAGGACGGCGACTGCATTCAACGTGCCGGGGGTACCGGGGAGGTTGGCGCTCAGGTTCGTCATCTGGACGCTGGTGCCGCTGATCTTCACAGAATACAGCTTGCCAGTTTCACCGACGATGTAGGCCACACCCTGTTCGTTGTCAGCAGCGATGTCCGTATAGGCGGCAGTACCAGCAATCAAGCTGTTGGTAACGCTCGACCATGACTTGCCATCATCGGTTGACTGATACAGCTTGGGCGCACCCGCACCCGTACCGCCAACTGCGAAGATCACATCGCCCAAACGAGCAATACCCAAGATTGGGCCAGTCGTGGTGATACCGGAAGCTGCGGCATAGGTCAAACCACCGTCACGGCTGACGCGCAGTTCGCCGATTGTGCCAGCGCTGACATCGGCATCATCCGAGTAACCGGCGATTACCAAGCTGCCTTCGACAAACAAAGCCGTCAACAGGTTGCCAGCCGTGCCGCCATCGGTGATGGTTGCAGGGGTAGTACCAAAACGGTTGGTTGTCCGGCGATTGCTCGGAATGGCTGTGCTGTCGCCACCACCGAAAATGAACGACTCACCGGGGATGTCGTCGCAGTCCGCGCAATCCGACACGAGGAAACCGACAGCATGGTATTCCATGTTGGCAGTCGCATCGCTGAAGATCGGCGACCATGTAAGGCTGAACTGGCGAACCTGTTCAGACACACGGATGACTGAGGTGAAGTCTACCGGATTGATGTCCTGAATGGTGATGAGCGCACCTGCGGGTTGCAGGGGGTCAAACAGCACGTCCTTCATGATGTCTGCATGGTTGAACTGTGCATCGGCAGGGCAGAGGTACTTCGAGTACACCTGCTTGCGGCAGCCGGGGCGTAAAGCCGCAGCCATCGCGGGGGTATCCAGCGCACCGTTGGGGAAACCAACAGTGTATTGGCGACCACGTTCTTCCGGCGCACGTTTGGTGACAGTCACGGTCTTGTACTTACCGCCAACAAATTTGACACGAGTGATCGTCAGGGCATCACTCTGGTCGATGTTGGGATTGTCCAAGCTGTGACCTAGAAGTTTCTTAGGGGCCGCAGCAGGGGTATCACCCTCGATCATAAGGATATAATCGTGAGTGTCGATACCTTCAGGTGGCCCCCAGAATCCGTATTGATTCATTGGCTATTCCTCCAACTTATAGGGAAATGCTGAGTTGAACATATTGTTTCGTACAGCGGGATCGGAAGCTGCGGCCCGATTAACAGCCCCAACACGCAAGAACGATACCAAGAAGTTGCGGCGAACAGTCTCCACGTCTGGTACCAACTTTTCGAGTTCGTCTTTCCAGTCGTATGCGCGAATATATTTATTCTCCGCATCGACTAAAAGCTGCGTCCGTTTTGTGGACGGTACAAACTCACCTACGGGTACGAGAAAGGCTTGTATAGGGGACTGGACGGTGTAAGCAACATTGTATTGGCTCCCTGCATGTTCGACCACCACAGGCCAAACATAACAATCGAGCAAAGATGCTGGCTGCTTTTCGGCAACATCTTCAACTTCAGGTTGTGATTCAGATTGGATAACTTGATGTTCAAACGACTTGTAATCGTCGTTTTCTTTACGCTTGCCTAGTTGTCGTTTATTAGTAGAGTCGCTCATCTGCTGATCCTTTCAATCTCATGGTCTTCATGACGTAAGCGTTTCCTAGAAGCTCTTGGTACACCTTATGCCCATGAAGATTACCATACTTATTAGTAACAATGTTTGTACCAGAGATCGTTGTTGCCATTGTAGCATACATTTGCTGGCACTGGTAAATAAAACCGTACTGAATTTCACAAAGGCAGTCGTTCATCGGCAGATCAGCGGCTACTCTGTGCATAATTGCACGAAGCAAATTCGGGATGCTGCCGCTGGCGCGATCCGGCAAATTGGCTGGATCAGTAAAGTAGCTGTAGGTTAAAGTATAAATATAGCATGGATTTTTGCCAACCGAGCATTGAGAAGTGGTATCAAGAGTTGTGACGTGCGTATCTGGATCAGTGATGAGTTCGCCGTCGATCTGAAAACCGATCAAACCTCTGGCAGCGTCCACCACTCGTGTACTGACTTGATAAGTGCCAACCGGCACACCGTTACAGCCTTCGCATTCTTCGCAGCCTTGGCAGCAGTCATCGCGTTGGGTAATGACCAGCAGCGCTTTGCTGGTGACTTCTTGATATTCCATAAAAGTGATCGACGGCATCAACTTATAGAATTCCCCAGAGATCAAATCAATTTGATCGTCTGTGGCAAAAGCCGGATCGACCACTGCCCAGATGTTAAACCAGTATCGAGCAGAGGTGGCAGTTAAGGACTCTACGCGCACATAGGGGATGATCTCATGAGTACCTTTGAAGACCGGAACAATCTTGCCGGTGACACCCATGCTTGTCCAGTCCACGTCTACATAAACATATTTCGTAGATTGGACGGCAACACCGTCTGCGGGGTTATAGGATACTGTATTCGAGGCGATCTGGACTTCCCAATCAAGCGTTCCAGTGCGCTTGGGGTACGCCCCTTTTTTAATCGGGAATGCCGCATAGGGGGCTGCTCCTTGACGCAGAATGACATCGTTGGGGTTGTCAATAAGGGTGTGGTCGAGCGTCACAACAGGGTCAACTGTACCAGTCACAGTGGGGGCGACTTGAACGAATGGGGACAGATCGACCACAAGATTATGATCGACCCATTTTGGTGCTGTGTCAACCGCCGCAAGACCGGGCCATTTAACTTTTGTAATCGGGTCGAGAGGGTAGGGCATAGTTACTTTATGGTAACGTCGACTCAGGTTGTACCCGACAAAATTTTCAGTATAGATTTGAACATCGTACAGAACACGCCACAGCGATTCTCGAACGCATTCATTGATGACGAATGATCCATATTTCTCGGAGATGTCATCGCCAGAAAGCATACCAAACATACGTGCATTGTAATGCGTCATCGTCGCAAACTTATACGGGTCGATGGGCATCTCGTTGGCGGCGATCCATTTGTCTTCATCTGTCGAGAGATTTTGAAACATTGTCATCGTGTCGATCATAGTTCAATAACCTCTAAGTGATAACCTTGGCTGTTCCACAGATCGACACTGGCGCGATCTACTGACACCGGAAGGACATGCACAGGAACAAACATGCCATGCGGATCGAGTAGAGCAGACTCACAGTTGGTGCAGGTAACAAGAAATTTACCCTGCTTCGTCTGGTTTGCTGCTTTCATCGCTGCGTTCTTGGCTGCCTGTGCCGCGCTGCATTTCCCGCAAACTCTTGCCATTTTCTAGTGCCTCGATTGCATAATGTAGGAAGCTGCTCATACCTGCGGCGGCTCCAAATACGAGGATAAAGAAGGGGATTTCAGGTTGACGAGCAAGGAAAAATGTAAGTACCGCCGCCACCCAAAATCCCAAACAGTGAGGACAAGCCCACACGCCGTCTACGGCTGTTTGTTTAATTTCCCAGATGTGGGTTTTCTTGTCGGTGTCCCTAAGTGTGTAAAAATTCGTAAGTGCGCGAATTGCATCAAATAGATTAGCAGGACGCGCTTGAAAAGTGAAGGTGTTGTAAACAACAATATTTGGCAGCTTTAAGGGGCCGCCATTTGAATCTTCATCCGCAAAATTGTAGACCATCACACTCGTCAAATAGAACGTGAGCAGCCCGATTAATATTGCAAGTACAAGAAGATTCAACATGGCAGCATCCCTTATATGAATTATGCAGGTGAGACAGTATCGCGGTCTTCCGCAACACCCTTGGCACCAACCGCAGTTGCGCGAATGGTGTATGTACCCGCCACATAGGTGTGTGGGCCATAGGCGGCTGAACCCGTACCCACGCTGAACTGCCCATCACCCCAATCAATCACGACAGCGATTGGGCTGCCAGTGACGACCACAGTTGACGTGCGGCTCAGGCCGGTACCGCTGATGGTATTGGCGATGGTTGTGATGTCACCTTCGCTCCACGCATTAGCGATCTTGGGCATAGCACCGATCAACGGAGTAATCGTGCGAAGCAAGTTGTAGGCAACTTCCTTCTCGGTGTCCGTGTATTCGGGGCCAGCGGCGTTCTTGAGGTAGGCGTAAACAGTCCGCACCACTTCAAAAATCCGTTCAACCACAGCGTTGTGACCTTTGCCGGACAGCGCTTCAAAGATAACCTTGTCACGCATCTGAGCATCGGCGAGTTGGTTGCGGCTGATGTAAACGGGTGTGGTCAAGACCGGCGAAGTAAACTTCAGCTTGACATCCCCGTTATCATCGAAATTGGCTTCGACAGCGACATCGCTAACGCGGGTCAGTGGCCCATATGGGCCGGGGACTGCCGCAGCAAGTGTGTCGAGTTGAGCATTGCTGTACTTGGTCATTCAAGAGTCTCCTCTTACGTAGTCGGGGGCTTCTGACCTTCCCGAAGTTGACGAATTCTTTCTTCAAGCTGTTCTGGCGTGAGCATAGAAAGAATTTCATCTGCCGTAGGAGCCGCTTTGACTTCGCCAGCCTTCCCACCATTCTTAACCATCGCCGCCAACGTTGCATCAAGTGTGTAGGCCACACGAGGATCGCCGTTTACTGCGAACTGATTTTTATTAATCAGTTCATTGACATCCCCAAATCTGACCATAATCATACCGCCAACGTCCGGCGAACCATCTTCCTTGACAGGACTGCCATAGGGCGTGTCCTTTACCAGCGTAATAACCTGACGGTCAACGCCGGGATAGCCAAGGTAGTAGACTGGTACAAGATCATCTTTCTTAGGCATTTGAAATTCACTCCTCGATAGTTTGATAAGCAGACCTAAAACAAACAGGTCTGCTTATTCTATCACGTTACAAGTCTAAGCGTCAACCGTTCCAAGCATGGAGGACAGCGACACCGCCACCGATCTTGTTACCCTTCATTGGGTCAGCGGCGAAGAAGTCTTGTGACCAGAAGGCACCAGCTTCGTTCTCGTTGTCCAACAGGGTCTTGACCAGCACGTTGTTGACTGCACCTTGCAGCGGTTGGTAGTAGCTGGTGATACGTCCGCCAGCCTTCAGGTAATACTGGAAGCATTCGTTATTCGTCATCTTCCAGCCGCCGCGCAAGAAACCATTCATCAGGGTGAATGTCTGACCGCGATCTTCGGCGGGGGTCTGGAACTTCGACCAGTCGATGTACTGTTGTTCCAGCAAGGTCATGCCGTTTGCACGGCGGACGAGAACCTTGATGTCGCCAGCAACGGCTGAGTAAGGTGTTCCGGTAGGATCACCGATGACGTTGCGCCCAATGTTCGGATCAGCGATCACTGGCACTGGCTTACCATCGACATCCAAGAAACCGTAACCCAGACCACCAGAGGTGATGCGGCTCAGTTCCGAATTGAAGTCGGAGTAGTTCATCTGACCGATGAACTGACCAGTGGTGTAGGACACACCATTACCGCTGGCTTGGGCTTCCGCGAGGTAAACCCACATAGCGGCTGGCAGCCAAATGACCATATCCATCGGGCCAATCGTCCAACGGCGCATCAGAGCGCGGTTGCGAATTTTGCGGACGACACCGCGCACCAGCTTGAGGATGGTTGCGAGGTTGAACGTACCGGCAGCGTTGACGATGACCGGATCAGCCCAATGAGCTACGCCGCCACCTTGGATTTTGCTCTGGACGTACCCTTGCTGAACGATGGTGTCAATACCATCCATTTCAAACAGGGAGTTCGCGCTGTCACCGAGGGCAACGTTGTAGTCGTTGTGGGCTTCCATCAGGAACAAGGCACGAGCAGTCGCCCAATCCGCATCATCTTCCAGCACGGTACCGAGTTGATCGCCGCGTTGGACATAGATCGGGTCATTCTCGTAGGTCTTCATGCCGAAGTCTTCGGTCTTCAGCACCGGGGAACTGAACGACCAGTTCGCACCAGACATGGTGTACTCGAACCCTGACCACACAGCGCTTGGGCCAAAGTCGCAATCGCTCACCGACAGGCCACTAAGCCACTGACGATAGCTCTGGGAACCGTCGAAGTTATCGGGAGCAATGAACTCCAAATGCTTGACGTTCTCGAACTTATAGTCCACAAGGCGTTGCGGCAGCCAGCGCGACAATTCTGAACCACCGGAAATTACGCCGGAGATCAGTTCGCCTTCAACCATTGTGAATGGGCCACCATCATGCAGCCATCCGGTTGTCGGGCGGGAACCACTCAAGGTGTCCTTCAAGAACATCTCTGTGGCTTCTGGGTTATTGAGGTCTACGCCTTTGGCACGGGCAGCGTTGAGCAAGAGAGGCATAATCAATTGGCTGTCAGCCGGATTGAATTTAGCGCGATTCTCCCCATCAGCGGTTGCCAGTGAAGGCATCTTCGGAGTTGTAGGCATTGGAAATGTCTCCCTTACTTATCTTTACGTTTTCCCGGCGCACCTGCGGGGATGCCCAACGTCTTCTGCTTGGTAGCTTCTTCGTCTGCATCACGTTCCACTTCGGAGCGTAGGTCGATTGAACTATTGTTGAGAACTTTCAACTCACCCGCGACACGCTTGGAGAAGGTCTTGATGCCTTCGCGGAGGTTGACCACTTCAGTCGCGGTAGCCGTAATCTTTTCGTTTGTGGGTGCAAGGGCTGATGCCAGTGCTGTGTCCACAACCGTTTTGATGGTTGGCTCCAACTGCTTCAGCATTTCTTTAACGAGATCGTCAAGGGTGATGCCGGTACGCTTGGCGGGGGCTGGTTCGCCTTCGCCTTCAGCTTCTTCTTCGTCCTCGTCGTCGCCGTCCTCGAACATTTCCTCAATCTCGTCTGCGAGACTGGTGGGTGCTGGCGGAGGTTGATCCGCTGGCGGTTCGGGAGCCGGGGGTTCAGCAGGTGGCGGTTCGGGAGCCGGATCAGGTGTTGGGGCTGGTGCTGGCGGTTCGGCTGGCGGCGGTTCATCTGCTTCTGGTTCATCACCTTCGTTTTTGGCAACGGTGTGTTCCAGCAAGAATTGTTCGAGGTCGATCCCAAGGGATTTAACCACGTCAACTACCGCGTTCGGATTGGCAGGGGAGGGGGTCAAGCTGATCTCAACCGGATGCCACTGCTTAATCAATCCGCTTTCCCAATCAATTTCCACAGACGTTTGCACAGGCTGTGAGCTTGCACCCAACAAACCTTTTTGCGCCAACGTCAGCAGCATGTCATGGTACCGATATGCGCGTTGCACCTCAATGTCCCAAATCTGGCCTTGATCGGTTTCCTGATAAAATTTGGCAAAACCGATTCGATCCATACCAATCGAGTCGTTCAGCGCGTGGTCATAGTAAGCGTAAATATTCTTTACGATCACTTCACCATTACTGTCTTTACCCAGATCAGTCTTGGTTCGGTCAAAAAACTCATTATGCAAGTCTTTACCACCGAGCCATTCTGGGCCGCCGAACGGAACCCCAACCGCACGGAACACTGTAGCAGTGTCCGTTTGTTCGAGGATTTTCACGCTAGGTACGAAATACCGCCCTAAGTTTTTGAGCTTAGAGTTTCTTGTTACCTTCGGTGGCATTAGGCACTCCTATCTTACTTAAATCTAATCGAGAAGATTCCCATCCTGAGCGACTCACTCGGCGTAAGTATCCTCTGGCAGTCAGCACTCTTGCGTGAAGTCGCGCTGTCTGTCGGGTACACCCGTATGCTTCACCCATTTCAACTGCACTTAGCACTCCGCGCTTACGAAGCTCCGGCAAGATTTTCACTGCAAATTCGATTGTGCGGCACGGCACGGAATGAACAATCATCACAGCAGCGAGTAGCGTTTCTTCTGTAAACTGCCACTCAAGCTGTTGCGGCGAGTCGATCATTCTCTTGTACCCCTGCCATCACCAATTCATTTATGACAGTAATCATTGCATGATCTTCTTCGGTTAAGAGTTCCGGTGCAGCAATCTTCCCACTATTACAGAGAGCTAACAACTTGCTTGGTTCGTAGAGTTTTGACGTATTGATTCGGTTTTCCAAACATTCGTGTTCAAATTCGATCCAATGTTTTAATTTATCCAAAGCCTCTGATCGGGCCTGACTGAGACTCTGGTCAAAATCCGCTTCTGGTATGGTAGTCGCTTCTGCCTTTTGCGTCAAGATAGCCTTAAGAACAGAGAATACCTTATTGCGCCTCTCAATGATTACTCCATCTTGGTTGATTGAAACTTCCTCGTAGTCCAAGGCTTTTTCAAGCCAATCCTTAGCACCGTTCAAAGGCGATGCTGTAGGATCACTGCTGACGGTAGTTTCGCCGGGGGCATTGACCTGAGATGGATCAGATGAGAGAACGTCTTGCTTCGGTGGGGCTGCCTGTGGCGCTTGTCCAGCCGTAACAATTTCAAGTTCTGCGGGAAGCATATTGATCGACTGCATCCACGCAAGATAACCTTCGAGAGAGATAGTGCCACCGAACACGGTGGAAATACTTGACAGGGCATCGGCTGTGAGCTTCAACACCTGAGCATTAATGAGTTGACTGCTGCTATCGACTTCCTCAACGAAGCCGAAACGCACGTTCTTACCGAAGCGCTTCAGCATACCGGAGTTGTTGATATTACGTTGTTCAGATCGGACGAATGCAGCGGGGCCTTTGCTCTGCTGACGCGCTTCCTGAACTTCTTCAAGCGCCTTATTGGTTGTGACTTCTTCGTTCCAGAACTGCCGGAGCGCTAACCCAAGGGCGGCTGAGATTTCATTGACGTAGCCAAATCGGAAGTCTTTGCGGTCAAATGCTTCTGGTATATTAGCCAAACCAAGGCGATATACCATGTCTTTGACGGCAACACCGTTGCCACCGTTGAGCGTGACGACTTGGATGCCGATGTCAGAAGGGTCTGCACCTGCGTAAACATTAATGACCTCCAAAATCGCTTCTTCCAACGCATCGGATAGACCGTTGTTGGATGTAATGATAATGTCACGTAAGCGTCTGCCATCTAGGGCTGCCGTATCGAATTCTCGGAGCAGCCACGAGAGGGTAGCTGTCGGCAGAACCGGCGCTATGGGGGAGATGAATAAGTCTCGTCCGCCCAATGGTATTGGATGGTCGATAAATAGTTCGCTGGCTCGAATTTCTGATCCGTCAATGATGTATCGCCAAACTTGTTCACTTGGAGATACGGGGCTAATGGCGGCATCGACATTCGTGGAACCGGACTTCTTTCGCTTAAATCGAAGTTCCGTAGGGTCGATATATTCCAAAGGCGAGTCTGCTCCCTTGCGGACTGCCATTGCCGTTCGACCCACGATAAGCCAATCTGCGGATCGACGTTTGAAAAATCCTTCCATCCCGCGATAGATGTAACCAGACGGAGATTGGACTTGGGCATTGTTGAACCATTCTACTGCACGAGAGGCAGCGCGAGGTGGGCCAGAAACTTTCCATTCACGGTTCGAGGCAAGCTGCTGAAAAATTGTAATAGCTTCAGGGAGAATGGGGTACTGCATGATCTGAGTGTCACGCAGTTTGGCAGCCGATTCAAGCATCTTGGCAGGTGTGATGCTTCGAGCGCCGGGATAGGCGATCAGTGCCTTACCTGCAAACTTCCCCGCAACATCGCGTAATTTTTCCATACGTTTTGCGCGAAGTTCATCAGTCACTTGAATGTCTGCCATAATACCCCGCTATAGTCCACTTGGCACTTGGGGAACTGTCTGGGTGCTAGTCAATGCACTGAGGTTTGTCAGTTCACCAATGCTCAGAAACTTCCACATGAAGCCGGTAAATTCCTTGTCGGTATTAAACCGAGGATACACATCGAGCAAAAACCATTCAAACTGCTCATTCGATTCTTCAAAAAACCCAACCAAAATATCTTTGAGTGGGTGAAGCTGTTCTTTGACGGTCAGGCTCGGTCTGTCGGTTTCTTTCATTGGGATGAAATGTTCTGGATCGAGGGTGAAAGTACCAACATCGAGCAATCTTTTACCGACCATATCCCCGCGTTTGAGCTTAAACATATCGAGCGCGGCTTGATTAACTGTCGTCACCGTGCCTTCGATGTTCCCAATGATAATACCACGCTTGTTCAATAAGTCACTAACGAGAATACTGGTGGAGCTTCCAAGATTGGGTAAGCGCTTATATAATTCTTCAACAAGATGTTGGATGGTTGATAGTCCGAGATACGTATCTGCGTTGGCCTTTTTGACCTGTTCGAGATAGCTGACTTCTCGCTCATCCATGCGGGTAATCAGCCCTTCAACCTTAGTGACAAGTGCGGTCATGCCGTCACTTTGGCTGGCAACCGATTTACCAACCGCTGCCAATGATCCGATGGCACCATCGACTTTTTCAACAGCTTCGGCTACAGATGCACCGACTGATATGCCTTGCCCGATCAATGCAAGCTGCTGTGCTTGGATTTCAAGTTGTTTCTTATCGACATCGGCTGTCGCGTCATCACGTTTATCTGAGCTACGGAGAAGCCGAATAATCACGTAGGCCAGTACAAAACATACTGCACCAACGCCAACTTTTTCGGAGTTCTCGATAATGGTTTTGATTAATCCACCGAACAATTGCTCAAGAGGCGTTTCCGTTGCTGCCGCTTGGATAGTGGCGAGTTTGACAGCGTATGCACCAAAGGGGCGAATTGTTCCTAACACTAGAGTGAGTAAAAGCAGGTTAGATGTTAGCATAGTCACCTCATGCGTAATACTATGCCAGAATTGTGATAGAGTCAAGGAATCCAAAACACCCAAGCTGTAATCAAGGGTGTGTTGGACATGGCAGTAAGCAGTGGGTTTCGGCAACACCTATAAGATAAGCCGGATTGAATATTCTGTCAAGTAATACAAAACACCCGCCTTGTTGGGGGGCGGGTGTTTTGGTTCAAGGAGTTCGATACGAGTCAGTCATCGTTGCAGCATGGTTAGAATATACAGCCGATTTGCACCTGTGTCAAGAAAACAAAAACCCCATGCTGATTACCTCATGGGGCCTCTGTTCTCTTTTGGAGAAAGCGCTATGCTACGCCACCTGAAAGACTATAACGATTTCTTAATTTTGTCAAGGAGGATGCTCCACCAGCTTCGCTCCCCCGGCAGTCGTTGAGGCCACCACTCACCTTTAATTGCCGGTGGTACTCGCAGCGGATCAGGCGGCGGAGGTGGCGGCGTATTCAACAAATTAGGCCGATGAGGGGCTGTTGGTGGTGTGGTCGAGTCACCTGAGAAACCTTTTTTATGCACCGTCTAGCTCCTTTTTCAAACTTGCTTTCACTACGTTGGCTTGGGTCTGTTTAATTTCCAGACCACAGATTTCAACGATCTTGGCTCCACTCAGCTTGAGCCGTTCAGTGTCTTCCATCAGCCAATCTCGCAGCAGATCACTCTTGCTGGTCGATACTGGCTTCTCTACCCCTACCGGAACCTCAACTGGCAGCGGCTTCGGTGGTGGGGGAGGTGGGGGCGGCGGTTCTACTCTGGGCAGTGACCTTGGCGCTAGGCTCATTATCTCCCGTAGAACTGCCGCCAAGATCACCGCTGCCTGTTCACCTAGCTGGATGCTTGGGGTGCCGGAGTATCCGCCAAGGATAAAGGGCTGTTGAAACTCGCCATCATTTGTTCCATCAACGCACTGTCGTCCATACTGCGACTGTGGATGGCCTTCTCACGCGCCGATAGATATTGGAGCAGTTGGGGTGTCCACTCAACATCTTTGTAAGAGTTGTTCTTGCGGTACCAATCTTGGATACGACCTGAAAGAAATGAGTTGTAGCGGGGGTGTGACTCTGGGTGCAGGTTGTAATTCTTCCAGATCGCCATCGCCGCATTGTACTCACCCTCTTGTTGCAGCCGTGCCGTATAGTTTTTGGCAAATATTTGAGCAAACATTTCCGATAAAGAGATTGTGATAACCGGCACAAGTACCGAAACAAAGCTGTCAAACCCCGATTTCAGGTTAGCGTTCAGCACCGATACACCGATCAAAGCCGCGAGGATCATGAAAAAATAGCGCCCCACAAACCAAATCGGGAAGTGGTAGATATTCCGCCAGCCGGTACCCTCAAACTTCTTCACACCATTCTTGTAACCGCGATACATGTGATAGATCGAGAGAGCGATCATACCAAGCTCGGTCACGAACAATACGCTGATCTGCTGCAAGAGGACATATGTGTTCTGGTCAAACACAATGCCAAGCTCTTTACTGGCAGTCGTCGCACCCTTCGTGACTTCGCTGTAGCTGGTGATCGCCTGTCCATGCGCCCACGCGAGAACATGGACAAAGCTAAACATGAATAAAACGACCAGAAGACCGAACAGCAACCACTCGATTCCACTCATCTGATTGAATAGTCGCACCTTATATTTCTTGAAATCAGGTTCACTACCGATCTCCGAGCGCACCGATTCAGCAGCTTCCGCCTGTCGCGCTTGAAACTGTTCGACGGTAAGACTACGGATTGCCTTTAGAATTGCGGCGAAGTTATTCACTCCGGCCTGTTGTTCAGGGACGTTAAGCATAGCAAACTCCTTATAGTGTAAGCAAAATCAAGATACCATATATCTATTAGTGTGTCAACGATTGAAACTGTTTAGAGAGCGCATTCTAACCAATTTGGTAGATTTAAGTGCCTTACGCAGCACCACGATATTGTCATGCGTGTGGTACAGAAGCGGCAGCACAGCCGAGTCGAGCATGTCATCGTGTCCCTTGTCTGGGGAGTAGTTGAGCGCTTCGGCATAGTAGAACGGGTAGGCAGGGTCTTCGGTATTGTGAAGCACTTCCCCATTGTTGGTTTTGGTGGCAAGGAAGTTGATACGGAAGTCCTTGTTGCCGGTCAACGTAACAAAATCGGTAGACAGATGAGGTGCAGCTTGCCGCAGCGCGTATTCTTTTTCGACCTGAAAGCCGACTTTTTCAAACAGCACTCGTGTCAGCTTGCCGAAATCCTTCAGCGTTTGGTTACAGAAGTCGATCAACATGGACAATACCACGTCCGGCGTGTCCTTAAAGCGGATTTGGCGAAGAATGTGCATCACGTTTTCACGGTCAAAACCAACGGCGGAGAATGCGTTGAAGTCATGCTGCACCTTCAAACCGATGGCAAAGTCGGTGCCGACATAGACCGAAGTGAACTCCGGCAGCTTGGCGGGGAGCTTACGGCCTAAACCATCCTGCTTAAATTTGGCGGATTGAAGACCGCGAGGATCGTTCATGTACATGACATCGAACAACGCATCGTTGTTCATTTCTTTTTTCTTGTCATCGAGCTTCTTCAGCGACCAGTACGAAGGCCAGTAGCTCACTCGTGTTCCGTCTGGGTTGGTTTTGATAGCAGGAATTTCAACCGTGTGCCATGCAGGATTCGCTTGCAGTCGTGCCGGGATGTCGTTAATCATCCAGCGCGTACCAATATTGACTGCTTTAGCCATCGCCTGAAGCATCGGGATGTACGACATGGTAATCAAATCCATCGTTTCATCCTGAACTTTATCGGTCAACATGCTGAAATCTATGATGTCGTCCAGTAGCAGAAGGCCCGACCAGCGTGATCCAATTGAGGATTTGGAAGCAATACCACCGCAGTTAATAGTCGGGTCTTTAGGGGAGCCAATTTTAGTGATGAGGGATCGCCAACCATTGTAAGAAATTCGCTTAGTTTCATTTGTTTTCGCATCAAAAAGTGCCTCCGTGAATAGTGAGAACTGCGTGATGGTATTACGCTGCCGTGCATCTGTGTGTATCCAAGGGAATACGTTAGCGTATCGCTCGTTGCTGTCAATCAGGTTACGGATCATCTCAAGGCGCTTTTCAGCAATGGTCGAGGACACTGAGATGATGGCGTTGGTTGTCCAAGGAAACCGTGAAATGAACCATGTCAAACCATATACCGACAGTGTTGTTTTGGCTGCCTCGCGGGGGGCAATGAAATTCAAGCGGTAAAAGCGTGGGTCAGTGTAATTGAATAGGCGCGAGAACCACATCCGGTGATGGGTTGCTGGCTCCAATTCGGTCATATAGTAGGTAAACCAGAGAGGATTTATCCGTGCTTGCTCGATCAACCACCGTTCCGCAGCGGCTACTGTGGTGAAAACACGCGGTCTTTTGGCGCGTTCTCCGGTGGTTGGATCGAAGTCTAAGTGGCTCGGATCAAGCTGTTTCTCAGGTGGTTGGGCTAATGTCGGTGCTGTCATCGGCAGTTTTTTCCTCAACGAGTTCAACGGGTACTGGTTCTTGATTACCCTCGAAGGAAGCCACTGTTTCAAACAGATCATCAACGGACATGTTAGATGCCTGTAACCATTCGTCGCTCATACTGCCTTGGGCAACTTCGTACAGCACGTTGGTTGAGGTAATTGTACGCTGGAACTTCTCAAGCGAGTCCCGCGCTGCTTCGTCTTCGGGCGGAATAATCAATTTCTGCAATTCTAACTGCTGCTGCATGACTTTTATCACGCGATCAACGGCTCGTCCGTCCCCTGCGATAGCGTAAGGCATCTGCGATTTCATCAAAAGTTCAGTTCTAGCGAACTGAGTCAGGATCAAATTCTCAGACAAAACCAGCATTCGGGTATTCAAAACACCCTGAAGCTGTTTGATTTGCTGCTTCACGTAGTCTGTAGACAGTGTGAGAATCGTTCCTATTTCGTCAGGATCATACCCAGACAGGTACAGATCGAGAATCGACAAGCGGTTCAGGGTGAAAAAGAGTTTATCTTTCTCGTCCCGTTCCCGCTTTTTGTCGATCTGATCTTCAAAGGCGATTTCAGCCGAAGCCATTAACGCTTTATGCTCAACAGGTTTGCCGTCAGCACGAAGCTGCTCACCTGCATACTTGGCACGTTTCTTAGCGAGGCGTTCGGCTGCTGTCATTCTTCCGGCTGGTTTCTTTCCGGCTGCCATGTGGCTCCAATCCCGGTGCAGTACCGGCGCTTTTTGTTTTTACCTTGGGCAAATACTTCTGCGCCCCCGGTGCGATTTGCATTTTATCACCTATCGTGACCACGTATCCACTACTGATTAGTAGTCGGAGTTGGCGGTTGTCGATCTGTTGGCCCCTGTGCAATTGGCTCAACAGACGGCGCTGGTACATGTTGGGTGCTGGCAGCGGCATTTGTAGGTCTTGCAAAGACGAAATCTTGGGCTGTTGCATATTGAGCGACCTCTAAATCTACTAATTGTTGGGCAGTTAGGAAGTAACTCTCCCGTTGAACACCTTTTGCATGAGTCTGAAGCCACCAGTTCTTGTCTTTGTTAGAGGTGTCTGCCAGTATGCTTGCATACTGTTTGTCAATGTGGTCAAGCCGAGCGTCCGCAAGTCGGGCGTGACCAGCGCTTGAGAAGCCTTCCCCTCCGACATGCACCTGATGAAATCCCAGAATAGAATGTGGAAATACAAATCGTCGTTCCCCCGCTGCAAAGAGGACTGTTGCAGCAGACTCCACTGCACCGAAGGCATACGTATCCACGAGTCCCATGCCTTTGATAAAGTCAAAGAGAGCAAGCGCAACTTCGGCGTAGCCACCGCTGGAAGAAATATAATACTTAATTCGGGCGGTTTCTCCGACCTTTTCACGCGCTTCGAGTAAGGCCGATATGACTTCCGGTAGGGTATCATCGTCAATGTGTCCTCGTGTAAAAACCACTCCCCGATGCAGAAGTGGTTGTGTGGCGAACGGCATAGCGGTTGATTCGGTCATTGTGTAGCTGCTTTCTTGAGTTTCGCAAGCGTGGCGATACGGTGTTTCTTGCGATACGAGCCGTCCAAACGGGCGGCCTCGGTCAACAAACGCCGTCCAATGTCTGAAAAAACAAAGACTTGCTTATTCACGATGGTCATTTGTGAGATGATCCCCATCTTCCAGAGCTTACCGATAGTCTCATTCGAGATGTCACCAAATTGAATGATCGGTATGTTGGATGGGCCGTAAGGAATTTCGCTGGCTTTAAGCTCTTTGATGAGCAGCCGGAGCGCATTAGGCAGGTTCACCCAGACCAGTATCCCAAGTTCTTTGCGGAGAGGGATGTTGATGTGGTGATAAGCCAAGGCATAGTAGCTGGCAGAAATCACCTTGCCAGTACGGATATTGCGCCACAGAGTATCGGTTTTGGTGTTGCGTGGGCGTAAATCACCTGCCCATTCGATGCCAAGCCGCCGTCCCAAAGCATGATATTCCGAGATCGGAAGTACCGCATCCTTGTGACATGAGCAACCGTGCTTGGCCTGACGGACAGCACGGAGCGTCTTGGTGTGGACAGTGCCGCAGCGAATACACCGCCAACGCACCGGAGTGCGGACGGATGATGGGGGTTCGCCGATCAATTCAAGGTCTTTTAGCTTGCCCCATTCGGCGTAATCGCTGTGAGCGACACTTGGATAGGCCATTAATCCTCAACTTTCATCTGGGTTGAACGGAACCACACATCAATCGCGGAAGCCGTTACGAATGTCACCCCTGCTGCGGTACGCACGACCAGATAATACTTGCGTCCGCCAATCGCTTTTATTGCAGGGATAGTCTTACTGATAGTGAGTATATCACTACCGGCAACCGCTGTCCAGTCTGCCGCTGCCAGTGCGACTCGACCTACAAACCACTTACGGAATTCGGTTTCATCCATCGCCAGCGCGGTATTGTCAACAGGGGGTGTGGTGAAAGGCAGCGCGAACAAAAACAGTTCCAGATCGGGTGCAGCAGTGGCTTGAACGACCCCATCCACGCGATCAATATACAAATCCGTACCAAGTGACGGATCGAAGATCACAGTCTGGGGAGCGCCGACAGCTTCATCGGCAGAATAGGCGGACGTGGTATTGGGGACGGTTACTTGCTTATCGAGAAAGTGTTGAGCAGACATGTTTGATCCTTTTGCTAAAGCAGTCCAAGAATGAGGTTATTTGACAGAGAAAATGCATCTGATTCTGGTGATGGGGCAGGGGGTTAGATTCAACATAATCCCCTCCTCCAAAAGCCGTATATACGATTGGCGCAGGTACACTAGCGTTCTCAGAATACAATCCGATGTTTCCACCACCTAGATGTTTATCCCATGTAGCGGTATGGCGCAGCGTCCATGTTATGCCATCGGGCGATGTGTATGATCTGATTTCTTGTCCGACACAAGCTGCACCAAACCACATGTTATCAGCAAAAGGAATGTCGGTATCTGGTAAATTCTCATACAAACAGCCGGGAGTAAAAGAATACTGTGTGAGTACATAGCTGCTGCCAGTACGCCGGATGAAAATTTCATATCCGTTATGACTATTGGCTCGGAGGACAAGGCCGGTACCCTGTGTGTCTTCTAAATGATCCACGAAAACAAAGGCTTCTTGATCGGCAGCGAACGCTGAAGCAGCCCAGAAATCTTCAGTATAGATTTGATCTGTTCTTAATTTGTTACTCTTGATGTCATGATGGATGTTTCCACAGCCGCTTGGGTCAGTCCCCCAATTAGCCCCTAGACCCCCATCGGGTCGAATGAAATTGTCTAAAACTGGTGTTGATCCTGAAGGGCCGTGTATTGCCATAACTTTAACCTATTCTGTAACTGAACCAGTTGCTTGTGTCATTGCTTGCTCCCACATGAAGGGGTGATGGGTTTCTATTTCAGAAAATTTCTCTGGCCCATCGTATGACCATTCTATCACAACTGCATCAGTTTGTATTTCAACGATTTTGGCTGTGATAGCGTATTTCTTGATCTCGATGAACGCTATGAAGGGTTTTTCTTTCATCATGCGACTGTAGAAAGGCGCTGTTATGAGAGATGACACGTAAAAGGGTTCGTTTTCCCCACTATTCCAGAGTTCTACCCTAACTTTCCCCTGATTTACATCACGTACTGCCGATTTTAATGCCATGTTGCTGCCCTTTTGCTTATGTTTAACTGAAACTGTAGCAGAGATGTGGCTGTATTGTCAACAATTTCACAAATTATAGAGCTAGTTGACCCTTTTGGACAGAAAATGTCGATAAAATGTGGGGCGGGAGTGGGGACGAGGAGGGCGAAAAGTTGTTTCCGAGGGAGGACAAAAATTGCAAAAAAAGCCACCGGGGAGGATTTGAGAGAGGGATAGGTTGTATCGTACCAAAAAGTATTGACCTTTGTATAATATATACTCTTTACAAACGTCAATACTTTTGATTACGCTACTATTTGAGTTTCCCTCAAATCCCCTCCCGGTTGATTTTTCCGGTTTTGAGTTCTCCCTCGGAAACAACTTTTTGCTTACATACTGTTGTGCAGGTGGGCGTTTTCTGATACTCTAACTGAAACAAACTAGCTTGAAAGGTGTGTTATGGCAGTTCAGATCGAGATAGCTCCCGGTATTTTTACGACTGTTGATGATCGAGATGCTTTTTATGGCAAAGGTAAGAAACTTACGACTAAACGGGTTAAAAATCGTATGTATGTTCAGGGAAAACTCCCTTGGAAAGATGAGTGGTTTTTACTTCATCGTGAAATATATCAGTACCGTTCTGGATATAGACTTGGGGAGTACGATCAGGTGTATCACAAAGACGGTAATGGGCTTAATAATCAGTTTGAAAACCTTGTTTTGCGGCGAGATCAGTTAGATTATAAGGCTGGAACTAGCTATGATTAACCCCATCGAACGCAGCAGATACCAAGCAGTGACCCTCCCGGCTGATTGCATGGCAATTTTGAAAGGTTGTCAGAACCTAGAAAGACCTATGTACCGGCAAGAGGTCATCCGAAATGCTTTGTATGCAGTTTTGTTTCGACTAGAAGCCAATCACAACGATTGGAAGGCCACGAAACTCAATAGTTTTATTCGATCTCACTATCGTTGGTTGTACACACGATTTAACACCAGTTATTACGCTGACGGTGAGATTGACGGTCTGTTTTCTCGGCTATTGACGGTGCCTGACGCTCCAAAACGTCAGCCGTTGACGGTGGCGGCAATTCGCTTTTATAGCTGGACTTTAGACTGGTCGCTGCTGTCAAAAGACCCCACAGTGGAGTACAACATGGACTTGCCGGAGGATTGGTACACTACGGTGTCTCGGTACCACTGGATTGATCTGGTCAAACTTTAAATTTTTTATAAAAAATGAGAGGGGGTCAATCGGGGCTGGACAAAAAAGTGTTCGGAAGTTATAAGACTTCCGAACATAAAATCTACAGTTATTCGATTGTACCGACTCGCGCTATGCTTTCAATTGTTGCGCTTGCATGAGTATTGCAAGCAATTGACTCTGTTGTTGCATCATTTGAGCCAACGACTCAAGCGTTAGAGTCGTGGGCTGTTGTGCTGTTGGCACGGTGGACTCGGCTGTTGGCGTGGGCTGATTCATGTAATCGACATACACCTTACGACGAGTCGACTCGGCTAGTAGTGCCTTACGGATTGCGCTTGTTTGTGCCTTATATGCGCGGGATGATTTACCTAACGGAGTCTTGAATGATTGTATAGCATGGTCACACATAAGCGCATATGTTTCGATATGCGTATCTGCTAGGGTAAGGATAACAGACTCAACAGCCGACTCGCTTAAGCCATATTGAGACTCTAACCATTGTGGGATAGTCATGCTAGAATCGGCTGTTTTGGGCGATTCGGCTGTTGGCGTGGGCTGTTGGGCTGTTGTGTTCTGAATCGCGCTGTTTTGGGCTGTTTTGGGCGATTCTGCTGTTGTTGTGGGCTGTTGTTGATTGCGCTTAACAGCCGATTCACGAATTGCAATAAAAGCATCATTGTACTTTGTCTTGATGTATTCATCATACTTTTGTGCATTCGTTTCATAGTCCGGTGATTCACCTAACGCTATCGCCTTACGTAATGGCGCAGTATAGATGTTATTCCAAAACAAGTAAGGAGTCGTCTTAACATCTACACCTTGCATAACAAGCGCTTGAATGAGGAGTGCGGGATTCTGCAATTGTGCAATCGTTAGGGTAACAGTTTGAGTAGACATTATGTGTATGCTTTCCGGCTAATAGCCTTATAAATGAGTGAAACGAAACAACAGACAACTAAACTATACAACCTTTCGGCTATTTGATGGACTCTATCGTGTTATGTGTGCAGTCAATTGTTATCGTGGCGATTCGGCTGTTGTCATTCTTATTGACTACTTCTATCCATCCACGAGTCGAGTCTGTAACGTATGTTCCACACGCGACTCGATTCACTCGCACATTATGAGAACCAATTGAGAGAACCAACAAACAAATCATAGGGATAACGCATAACGCCATTACAAACTGAATCGCGCTTGTAACGCTTGCAATTACCAATTCCAGAACCTTAAGAGTGAGAACGTTCATTTGAGAGAACCTTTCGGCTGAAACAGCCAACTAAACGATTGATTAAACGATACTCTTAAACTATACGAGAAAAACCGTGAATCTCATCCATACACCCCCCATAATTGGGGGTCGAGGGTTCACAATGGCTCATGCCTTATATACGTGTTATCGCTATAGGGCTGTTGTGGGCTGTTGTCGGCTGTATGTTGTGGTTTCTCTCAACAGCCGAAAGGATAAACAATTATGCTTACATACTATGCACATTACACAATATGCTTACATAGTCCCAGACTCGCCCACAATACCCCCCGTTTTTGGGGGTTGTCAAAACCTTGTCAATACCCTGTGGGCAATACCCCCCGAAATTGGGGGTCGAGGGGTCAAAATGGGTCAGGGGAAAAACGGGGAATCGCGTGGGGAACGGGTAAAATCCGAGGGTTTTTCGCACCTAAAAATAATTTTTTTCTGGGAGGGCAAATTTTGAGGGTTTTTCGCTTAACGTGTGGGAAAATCGTGGGAAAAATAAAAAAATTTGGGGGAAGACGAGTCCAGCCCGACTCCCCCACACGTTCCCCACGTTGTAGCCACATATCAGACAGATTGTATGAAAGTGTCGATCACATGATAGTTATCCTTTGGGTAAATATGATTACGGGAGGTTTTTCACTCATGCACAGTGTACAACATTGTGAGAAAGTTGTGGGGTCTTAACGTATATGACGTGAATTAATTCGCTCACAACACGGTAAGAAAGCAGCAAAACTCAAACTGGAATATGATAGAAACGTGTCGAGAAAAAATATTTTTCAGCGGCACAATAAATCAATTAGGAGATCAATACCATGACCGATAAATATAACTACCTGCAACAAATTCGTATCGCTATGGGCAACTCGGCCTTAACGCAAGAAGAATGCGACAAAGAAACCAATCGCTTGCTGGCGTTATTCCGCAAATGGCAAGACCATCAATTCGAGGCGATGAACACGATATTGCATCATGAAGCTGCCAAGATGAATCGCGGCAATAAGGGTTTTGATGATGCCACCATCCAGAAATTTATTTTCGGCACTCGTGTAACGGGTGAAGCCTATGGCGAACACGGTGAATATCTGGGCAAGCGCGATGGAAGCTGTATGGGTTTTCTGGTTAAGGACGGCGTTCAATGTCTTGTTATCCTGTGGGATGATGCCAACGCCACTGTCTCATATCGCTCGATGCTCAATAACTTGGAGGTGGTAAGCATCAGAAAATAAATTTTTTCGGCTAGACTGAAATTGAGCGACAACAACAATTTGAGGAGTTTTCAAGATGCGTAGTGAATTTCGTAACGTATTACTGCAAGCGTTAGAGCAAATTCAGATTGGCAATCGGGCTGCAATTGCTGAGATGAATTCGCTCATCAATCAAGAATTTGCGCGTGGTTATAAAGACGGTGATCGGGACAGCCTGAACAACGTGATTATTTACACGTTATCACCTGATGCGATGCCAAGCGATTGTCGTCTGGGCGATGACTTCACCAACATTTGCAAGAATGTTGCCGGTGATCCTAACGTCATTAACGCGGTGAATGAAGCCATTGGTGATGCGGCGGCTTTTCAGCGTGAAGATATTTCGCACAATCGCACCACCAATAAGCGCTTTGTTATTCAGGATTTCGAGAAAGAAATTGCTGCCCTGACTGGCAAGCTGTATCCACTCGATTTCACGGCTGAATTTGTCCACGCTTTAGCGGCCTGTGACCGAGAATTTCTGGAAATGATTGCTCACGATAGCATGAATTCATCCGATGAAATTCCGAACGGCCCTCGTGCGGAATATCTGTACAAGCGATGCCTTTCCAACGGCGGCAAGCAAACAGAATTTGCGCCTTATTTGCTCACGGAAGTGGTCAATGTTGTGGCTGCCAATGACCAGAAATTGATCGCTACCGGCACGAATGAAATTCGCAAGGATATGCAAACCGAGCATGATGGTTCCGGCTTTGAACATCTGCTTGAAACCTTATCGGGCAAGACCTATCCCGAAGATTTCTCGGCTGAGTTCGTTGCACTGAAAGCGGCTTGCGATCAAGCTATGCTTGATGAGTGGGCGGCAGGTGCAGAAGATTTGCCTGAATTCGATTATGACGAGGCCAAAATGTATCTGGAAACCTGCATGGAAAATTATCCATTTGCGAGTTTCGGACGTGATTTCGTCAAGGTATTCTCGGCTGAATGCACCATCTAGTCCCCTAGTTTTCCCCACAATTTATTGCCGCTGGAATATTTTTTCCAGCGGCCTAGCCTAACAGGTGA